GTTGTTTCTGCTGGTGGAACTGTGTATGTCACAGGAATCACTGATCCTGGTGCTGGTTACGATACCGTACCTACAGTAACATTTGGATCTACCATTACTCAAATCAAAGAAGTTGGTAGAACTTGGACCTCTGCCTCGTCCAACACCGATGTTGAATATCAAGATGTAACTCTTACACCATTTGACATGTTCGTTGCTGTTGGCAGCACTTCTGGTATTAACACTTCTACAGATGGTATTACTTGGAGAGACAGTGGAGTAAGTGGTTTTGGTGATTTCAATGCAGTTGTTGGACTGACGACAAACATTGTTGCAGTTGGTGCTGGTGGAACTATCGCAGTAAGTAAGAACCGTGGTGGAACTTATTCTGCCGCCACCATTTACACAAGAACTCTTACTGGATTTAACTATTCGTTCAGTGATACTACAATTTCACAAGATTTGAATTCAGTTGTTAGTTCTTCAAATAAAGTTGTTGTGGTTGGTGCTGCTGGTACGATTCTCTTCTCCAATGATGGACCTCAGGGCATTGGAACTGGATTTGTAATTTCCAACAAGTATTCGGTAAGAAATCTCCGTGGTGTTGGAAATAATTCGTCCACATTCGTTGCGGTTGGTGATAATGGAGAAATCTTAAGATCCAATAATGGTGAAATTTGGACGGGTGTCACAACAACATCTATTACCACAAGATTGAATGATGTTTATTATGCAGACAATAAGTGGATTGCAGTTGGTGCTGCAGGAACCATTATCAGATCCAGTGATAATGGTTTGACTTGGAGTGTTGTTTCTTCTGGTGCAACATTTGCTCTTAATTCTGTAATTTATCAGGATCAAGTTTGGGTTGCGATCGGTCAATCTGGAAATGTTCTTAATTCTATTGATACAAATACTTGGTATAAGAAGTCTGTTGGAGTTGTCACTGACTTTAATGGACTTGCATATGGTGACAACAAACTTGTCACTGTAGGCCTTTCTTCAAACATCGCGTACAGTCAATTTGCAACAGTTTCCGCGGCCGCCACTGCAACAGTGTCTGCCGCAGGTACAATCACTGCGATTAATATTAGTGATGGTGGTTTTGGATATGATTCAAATTCACCTGTTGAAGTATTGATTTCTACCGAACCAGTAACTATCGAAACTATCACCAGTGCTGACTGTGACGGAGACTATGGAGTAGTTGTTGGAGTTGGAACTAGTGCGACTGGAATTGGAACTGATAGTCCAATGGTTAAATTTGAACTTGATTCCGATCCATTCCTTGATCAGGCTGGATTTGGTAATATCACAAAGAGTGGAATTGCCGCAGGATACTACTTTGTAATTCATGACTCTGTTGTTGGTAATGGACTTACATCAATCAATATTGATGCAAGTGTAATTGGAATTGGAACTACTTTCATTGATAACGTATACAGAGCTGACCAAGTTGTCACTTCAAATTCTGGTATCGTCACCGTTTACTCCAATGTTCAGTCATTGGCGGGTCTTGGTACAACCAGTCTTTCGCCAAGAATTGGATACTATAGTTGGGGTAGACTCTTTGGATTTAACAGATCCATAACTGATCCTAAGTCATTCACTATCAATAATCAAAATGGATACACTGGACTCTCAAGTGCTCCAACTGTATACCGTGTAACTCCACTGGTAGAAAACTACAGTGACTTTGATCAGACCTCATAAATAAAACAAAAAGTCTAATAAAATGCCCGCGATTATTTCAGATCAATTTAGAATATTAAATGCTGCGAATTTTGTCGCTGGTGTAGCGGACACTTCACAGTCCTATTACACTTTTATTGGATTGCCTAACTCTCAGGACGTTGGGGCTGGATATGGTACTACCGATTGGAATACCAATACTCCGGCTCCAAAGGACGGATTTAGGGAATATAATGATGATTATGACACCATGATCGCATTGAAAAAACTCACCACTGGTGATGTTAAAAGAATGGTTCGTAAGTACACATGGACAGCAGGAACTGTCTATGAAATGTACAAAAATAATTACACTAGATCGAACCTGTCTCCACAGACTGCATCCACCAATCTGTATGACACGAAGTATTATGTGGTGAACAGTCAGTTTAAAGTTTATATTTGTATCAATAACGGGCAAAGTCCAGATAATCCTCTTGGAAAACAATCTTTGGATGAACCAACATTCACCGATTTGGAACCAAGAACCGCAGGATCAAGTGGTGATGGATATATTTGGAAGTATCTTTACACTATTTCCCCAACCGATATTATAAAATTTGATTCTATTGATTATATTCCTGTTCCTGCTGACTGGGGAACAGGTGATACCGCAGATGTAAAAAATAATGCGGTTGATGGAAAAATTGCAACTGCACTAATCACCAATTCAGGTGGTGGATATCAACCAATTAACCAAACTTTCAATAATATTCCTATTCTTGGGGATGGAACTGGTGGTAAAGCCAGTGTTACCGTTGACTCACAAGGTAAAGTTTCGAACGTATCAATCACTAACGGTGGCAGTGGATACACCAGAGGAACAATTCAGTTCTATCCTGGTGCTCCTGGTGCAGAAACTGGAGGTCCTATTTCGGGTCTTTCGGCTGTTGGAGTTGGAACTACTTCGGTTGCAACTTTTGAGGTAGTTACCCCTCCTCCAGGTGGTCATGGTTTTGATGTTTATGAGGAATTGGGAGCATTTAGAGTTCTTCTGTATTCCAGATATGAAAATGATTCCAGTAATCCAGACTTTATTACTGGAAACGATTTTGCTAGAGTGGGTGTAGTCAAGAATCCACAAACACCATCAGGTAGTCTTTTAAGTCAATCTAGAGCTAGTGCTCTTATTGGATTGAAATTGGAGTCACTGACTGGTGGTGATATTGCAAATACAACATACACTGTAGATACTCCCGTTTATCAAACAATTGGTGTTGGATCTACTGCTGTTGGTTATGTTGCAAATTGGGACTCATCTACTGGTGTTTTGAAAATTTATAATCCAGTTGGACTTGGTTCAACAACATATGGATTTAGAATGGTTGATTTTTCTGCACAAATTGGTGCGGGTGGTACTTATGTAATTAGTGGTCAAACATCAGGAAGTGCTCTTGGTATCAACACAAGTTTTGGTACTGCAGCGAATCCAGGAACCGCGACAACTGTTGGTTCGGCATCAGTTCAACTGGGACAAAGTTTTGTCCAAGGTGTTGCTCAACCAGAAGTTAAAAAATATTCTGGTGAGATCTTATACATAGATAACAGGGCAGCGATTCAGCGCAGCGCCAGCCAGAAAGAAGACATCAAAATCGTATTAGAGTTCTAAGAAAATGCCCCAAGAGACTAACCTTAATGTTTCTCCGTATTATGATGACTTTAATGAGGATAAGAACTTTAACAGGGTATTATTTAAACCTGCAAGTCCAGTACAAGCGCGAGAGTTAACAACTCTCCAATCGATTCTTCAAAATCAAATCGAAAGATTTGGTCAACACTTCTTTAAAGAAGGTGCAATGGTCATTCCTGGCCAAATTGCATATGATCCGTTGTACTATGCGGTTGAGGTAAATGCAACGTTTCTTGGGGTTCCAGTATCAGAATATCTGGATCAACTGGTAGGAAAGGTAATTAGGGGTGCAGTTTCTGGTGTTGAAGCTACAGTCGTAAACTACGTTTTATCGACTAACTCAGACAGAGGAAATAATACACTTTATATCAAATATTCAAAGTCTGGTGCAGATTTTACCACAAGGACATTCCAAGATGGTGAAAATCTTGTAACTGCAAGTGACATTGAGTATGGACTGTCGCGCATTACCGCAAACAATCCTTTTGCTGCATGTATTCCAAGTAATGCAACATCTACTGGATGTGCGGCTTCCATTCAAGAGGGTGTATATTTTATCCGTGGTTTCTTTGTCAAGGTTAATTCACAAACCGTTATCCTTGATCAATATGATGCAACTCCCAACTATAGAGTTGGTCTGTTTATCAACGAAAGTGTCGTAACTGCATACGACGATTCCACTTTGTTTGATAATGCTAGAGGTTTCTCAAACTTCTCAGCTCCTGGTGCAGACAGATTCCAGATCACAACTACCCTTATCAAAAAGGGACTGACAGAATTCAACGATGAAAACTTCATCGAATTGATGAGGCTTGAAAATGGAAACTTACAAAAG